TCCTTGAGCGTGTACGCTTTCGGGTCTCTTCCCGAATCCATTGCCGCCAAGCCCTCCTCAATGACCATCTCTCTGAGCATCGAATCGATCCTCTTTTCCGTCTGCTCATACGATTCGATACAGATCATCCTCGACCTTTTTAACTAAAACCTGACTCTTCGGTGGGCGGTTGTCCTGAGGCCGCTTAACGCATCGAGCAACCCCCTCCCGATCATCAAAGTAAATAAGCATTAAGCGAGGATTGGGGACCAGTTTAAGCACCCTCGCCATAACTGTCTCCGATTTAGCCGGTAAATCCTCATCCTTTGCAGATTCCTTCCAAAATCCAATGCATGTCCCCTTTGGGATGCCCGTCTGCTTAGTTATCTTCGCCCAGCTTATCCCGCTTTTACGAAGCTCAACCACTTCCTCACGCTGTTCCTCGCTCCACTTCCGATTTGTTGCCATTTAATACGATCCTCCACCGCTTGAAATTAATTCCTCCTCGTGAAAATATTCAAAATTGCCCACTGCGAAGTACCTGGCCAAGTCGACAAAGTCCTTACTCGGATTCTTTAAATCTCCAGGCTGATAGGCTTGCATACAACTTATGAGATTTTGGCACTCATCGCTAAACATCAATTTAGGATGATTATCCAATCCCATCTCTTTTTCCCTGTCCCATGCTAAAAGATTATTGATCGCCTGAAGACCCGTCTCGATGTCCAATGCTTCAGCGGGCTGAACAATGATATCTTCATCCGATAAATCATCGATAATGTTGGAAGATCCTTCCGCCTTTTGATAACTCGCCGCCCCTAAACGGGGGTCAATCACCCGAATTACCTCACTATCCCCACAAATCTTTTCCATCCTCCTAATCTCATCTGCGTAATCCTTCAATCCGTACCCGTTCGGTTGGGCCGCCTCGCCAGCGGATAATTTATCCTTGGTCAGATCAATCCATCCTCCCCATGTGTCAAAATCAGGAAATTCCTTTACCGCCCAGGCGACTCCATGTGGATCGATGGCAAATAATACCATTGTCCAGGGCTTTGCTCCCGCCGGATCAATCGATAATACCCAGTTTGCATCCGAGAAATCGGGGAGATTTTCGGGGGATACGAAGTTCTTATCGGTAAGATTAGGAAAGATTGCCCTAGACTGACGAACAGGGACTCCATACGCCCGACATAATATTGTTTCCCGCTTCTCCCCCTCCAATTGATTCTTCATCGCCGCCCAACCGCCAAAGGGATTCGCCGCTGTATGAAAATACACCACAGAACTGGCTTTGCGGATGGGCTGTTGAACGAGAGGGACTTCCTCGCCGTCCAATAGGTCCGCTTTCGTTGACTGGATGGTGCGGGCTCCTGTGAGCATCGATTTGACTACACTGTTCCATCCGTCAACGGCGGTGAAGCTGATGATTCCCTTGGAATTGCGGGTAACTGTTCTAAAACGAAGGGTATTTACCCACGACATCGGTACTAATTCGTCTGCCCAATAGCCGATGTTATGTGTTCCGTTGACTGGATCTTGCGGTGAACCGATCTCTCCTCCCTCAATGGTGCTGATATCTTGGGACCAGTTACGGAAAATACATTCCGAGCGGTTAGGTAAAGTAAACTTTCCGGCAGTAAAGCCATTCCGAAGTGAATACATAACATATCCAACCTTACCACGGCCCAAGGATTTCAGTTCTTTAGGCAGATATTTAAATATTAGCTTCTGCTGAAATTGTATGCTGTTGGCCGATGTCTCCGTAAGACACCATATAATCGTGCCGGGGTTCTCTACTAGGGATTGAACTACCCGCTTGGCCGCCCATTCAGATTTACCGGCTCGGTTACCGCCCATAACGAGGATTTCAGAATGTTCTTTAAGCTGATCGTCTGCCCGCTTCCAGGTATCCAGTTCGAAGCCATATCTATAAGGATCATCCTTTTCGAGCTTGATCGCTTCTTCCCTTTTCTCCCAGTATGCGAGGATTGATTCGGGAGTCATCGACAGCATCTCATCGGAGGTTAAGGCTGGTAAGGCTGGATGCGGTGTCCATGAAAGTGGCATAGTCCTATTTTATCAGATGGATCGGCGAGTGGTACACCTGGTGAGGCAATTTATTAAAATTAGTGAAATTTTGTTCGGACATCCTGATAATCAGGGGGTTAAGATTTAATCCTAGCATATTCCAGCATAAGCTAACATATGCTAACATTACTTCGGCTGACAAAACCTTCGGAGGTGGGCAATTTGTGGAAATTTTTTCATGGGCTACAATCGGTCTCGGTGACCGGCGGGCCGCCCGATCCGACCCCCCTCCCCCCCTGTTGGCGATTGACTGATATAATTTTACAAACTGCACGATTCATTTGCGTTTTCATAAAGCATTAATAATCAGCTATTTAATATTTACACTAATTTCGTGCAAGAATGATTATGTCTAATTCTCCTTGACTGATTTCTTATTGAGATTACTTTCTCAATATGTCACACCGATTGAAATCATGCCTACGAAAAGACCGAGAGCATATCAGAAAGCCGAGAACCTTCCGGCTAATTTAGTTGTCGAGGAAGCCTGTCCCGCAGTTTGGACCGGACAGAAACTTTTCGATAAGAGACCTAACGATTATGCTAAATGCGTTCAGATGCTGGCAGAGGGTTCCACGATAACGAGTATTACAAAGCAGTGTAAGATAACAGCTCATACAGTTGCAGTCGTTAAGTCTCGAGAACAGGAAACGCTGAAAAATACAAAAAAGCATCTTAAAGGGTTAATCGGAACAGCTACTCAGCTTGCAGTGGAAAGTCTGATAACTAAACTCCAAGACGATGAAATCCCATCAGGAGTCCTACCAATCGCCACAGGTATATTAATCGACAAGCACAGGCAGTATGAAGGTGAACCTACTCAGACTATCGAAGTGAAGAAATCTTTGAGCCTAGATGAGATCCGAGCCGAGCTGGCCAATCTGAAAGATGAAAAAGTGGTTGAAGCCGAGGTTACAGATGTATGAAAAAGATAATTCATATTAACCAACATAAAATCCGCTCTAATCAAAAGACTGGCGAACGGGAGCCTGTTATCACTTGCAAGACTTATAAGGATAATACCTATGCCCACTCGGTTAGCGTGATGGATAAAGAGGGGACTGAGGCTTGCAAGATTGTCTATTCGCCTGACAAACCTTTGTCCTGTGGAGCTAGAGTTTGGATCGAAACGACCAACGAGATAAAAATTCTTTAATTTTTTTCGTTTCCTAGCTCGTTAATTATTAGCCACTTACAACATTATTGAAAAATAAATGAAAATAATACTTGCTTTTCTGTACAGGTAAGCTAGATTAAAGGTATGAATAACACATCAATACCACACTGGAAAATCAAAGGACTTAAAAAAGCAAAAGCACTCTTATCATTTGAGAGCTTCGATATCTTCCCAAGTAATCGTAGAGCCGGAATTTATTGTTCCGCACTTCAGAGACAGGGATTAATTGAACCAACAGGAGTTACTTATTTCGGTAATAATACTTACGAGATTACTTCAAAAGGACTCGAATTTATTAATCAAATTGAAGCATAAAAACTAAGGAGACCAACCACATGATCATACACACCGCATCACTCACTATAAACGCATTATCTAAAATGAAGAAACTAGACAGAACTTTAGTCGGTACTCCTGACTACATGGGTCTAGCTTACTTTTGGGGGCATGACTATAAGCACTCCCTCCGAGACGCTACAGCGACCCAAAGACGAAAGATTCACAATACATGGCTCGACAGAGGAATCGATTTCATAAATCAATCTGAGGAAGGCTGGAATGTAATTGAAAAAATTATTCCTAACATTAAGCACAGATAGCATGACCGATAAAAAACAATGGGGTGGAAAACGCCCAAACCAAACAGGCAGACCGACAAACCGCAAAGGAGTCAAACGAGTCCAATTTCATTGTATGATTGATCCAGCTACCAGGGATCAGATTAAGCATCTCTCTGAGCAAAAGAAATTATCTGCTGGGCAAATCATTGACGAGTGGGCTGAAGGTAGCAAGACAGAATAGCCCTTTAAAGCCCCGTAGAGGACGCTCAGAGCGTTTTTACCCTCAAACCTATACAATCTACCACACTAGGGTATAAGACCGCCAATCCCGCCATTCTTTGGAATGCCCTCCTAGCTGTGATTGGATTTAGTCTGAGTGATACCGAGTCTAGTATTATCTGATGATTATATTTATACCTCTTAGACGGCATAGGATTTATAACGAGTGAATGGGTAAGCTGAGTGATACCTGTTCTGCCGGTTAATCGGTTAAGCTGATGATTGATTATATTCTCCCAAATGAGTGAGCTTGTAGGCTGGCAATGTAGTGGGAGGTGTGCCGGCTTCAGCGGATGGGCTTTGCCTGTGTGGCCTGCTAAGGGCCACAGGCTAAGCGCAAG